ATAATTAGAGGGCATTATTCATCCGTCATAAAAAGTTTACCAAATGTCGGCGCGTAGTTTCTTCCCCCACGTTCACGTAAGCCTTTTAGTCTTACGTCTTGGGTTGATCTTTGAGCTTCATTGAATGGGATCTTATACGCAGTACCGTCTTTTCTGCGGACAGGTTGATCTGTACCAGGCCAGTATAACACAAGCGCGTCATCAGACGGGGAGTTTTTAAACTTCAAAGGAAGCTGTTTCAAATAGTTAAAATCAACAACGGTGTCACCCTCAACCAATGGCGCAATGTCGTTCCCGTCGTACTGTTGAACAATACGCGTTGATCCTGTGTAAATATCACGGGGGGAGATACCCTGAGCAATTGAAAATACGTGAATTCCCGGTAAAGTGAACCATTACCCAACCATATCGGACAAAGAGATGTATGAGGCTTTACAGAAGCAACATGAGTCCTTTAAAAATAAGGTTGGGGAAATGCTGGACCTATATGATAAATACCGAAAAAGTAATAAACGGGATTTCGTTTCATATAACCGGGCTGAAGCATTAAAAAAGGAAATTCAGGGTGTAATAAAGCCAGTTGTAACCCAAAAGCAAATGCAATTTTTAGGACAATAAATATGAGAAACTGATATGGCAAGAAAGGCAGAGGTTGGAATTGAGTATTTTCCAATGAATACAGATATAATAACTAACCCAAAGGTTAAGCTGGTGGTGGCTGAGTTCGGGAGTAAAACTACCTGGGCCGTACTGTTGCCGCTTTACTGTAAAATTTACAGAGAAAAGGGTTATTGGATGGACTGGTTAAATGAAGATTCTAAACTGTTGTTTGCACAAGATGAGTGCAAATTAGACTTAACAGTTGTGAACGAATTAGTAAACGGGTGTATCAGGCGTTCCTTATTTGATAAAGGGGTTTTTGATATGTTCGGAGTACTGACATCGGACCGCATTCAAGAAAATTATCTGACCGCAAAAGCCAGAAGTAAGGAGGTGAATTTTATTGAAGAGTTTGCTGTAAAAAATGAAAAAGATGAATTTGTTTACAAATTATTTCAAAATGTACACATTATAGACTTAAATGTAAACATTATCACCAAAAAAGTGGACACTGGTACACAGAAGAAGAATAAGAAGAAGATAACAGAAGGAGAGGGAGAAAGCGGCAAACCGCCTGCATACACTCCAGAGGAAGAATCTTTCTTTAAAAACTTCCAAACCTTTATAAAAGAAAGCGCCCCCAACGTAGGCAAGATGAAGGAGCCCTTTACCATTGACCAGTACTTAAAAATCCGGAAAGACTACAGCAAGGAAGCTATTAAAGAGATGATCCTCAAGATGCACAACTATAAACCGCTGGTGCAAAAAAACATCTGTGCTTACCTCACATTCATTAATTGGAGTAAAAAGGATTTTAACGGTTCAGGAGCAGCTGAGCCGACGATAGGGAACAATAATTTATCCAAAGCAGTAAAACAGATCAACGATGGAGTTGCAAAATAATAAATCAAAAGCTGCCAGGCGTAAAGCATTACCCGACATTTCTTCCATGATGTACGGAAAGGTGCCGCCGCAGGCAAAAGAGCTTGAAGGCGCTGTATTGGGTGCCATTATGCTTCAAAGAAATGCTTTTGATACGGTTTCAGAAATATTAAAACCAGAAAGTTTTTATGTGGAGGCCAACGCAAAGATTTTCAAATGCATGCAAGCGCTTGCTTCTAAAAATATGCCAATTGATTTATTAACGGTTGTGGAGCAGCTAAAATCAAGTGAAGATCTTGATGTTATTGGTGGTCCGTACTATATCACGAAGCTAACAAACTCGGTTGTTTCTGCTGCAAATATTGAAACCCATAGCCGTATTATCCTACAGAAGCACATTGCCAGGGAGCTTATCCGTATTGGCGGTGAAATAATTAATGATGCTTACGATGATGCAAACGACATTTTCGATATGCTGGATAATGCAGAGGAGGGTATTGGCGCCCTTCGTTTGGGAAATATAAAAAAGCAGTATAAAAGCCTTCAGGCTATTTCCGTTGAAAATATTAAAAAACTCGAAGAGCTGCGGGCATCAGGGGAAACTATTACCGGTGTTTACAGCGGGTTTGAAGAACTGGATATGGTGACGTGCGGGTGGCAGCCAACAGATCTTATAATATTGGCAGCGAGGCCGTCAGTTGGTAAGACAGCATTTGCATTAACACTTGCAAAAAAGGCAACAACAAGCCCGAGGCCGGTATCAGTAGGTATTTTCTCATTAGAAATGAAGGATAGCCAGCTTGTAAACAGGATCCTTTCACAGGATAGTAATGTTTGGCTTTGGAGGTTTAAAAACGGCCGGATTGATGATGATCAAATGAGGCGGATTTACAATAGCGCCAAAAACCTGAAGGACTGTAAAATATTTGTGGACGATACGGCTAGCATTCCCATTCAGGAATTCCGGGCAAAGGCCCGGCAGATGAAACGTAAAGAAAATGTCGGGTTGATTATTGTGGATTACCTGCAGCTGATGACCTCTGGCGGTAAAACAAATAGCAGGGAGCAGGAGATATCACTTATCAGCCGAGAGTTAAAAGCTTGCGCTAAAGAGCTGGATATACCGGTTATCGCATTATCACAGCTTAGCCGGGAATTGGAAAAGGGTGGCGCAAAGATAAAGCGTGAACCACAGCTGGCCGATTTAAGAGAATCAGGAGCCATTGAACAGGATGCTGATATCGTTATGTTCCTGTACAAGCCATCTGAAAATGAAGTGGCGGCCGATGCAGAATTACAGGATATTTTTTACTGCAAAATAGAAAAACACCGCAGCGGCGCCTTGGCAAAGTTTATCGGAAAGTTTACCGGGCAGGACCAAACACACCATTACTTAAAAGTAGTTAACAATAATATTCAACCGTTGGGAAGCAACTGGAAGCCGGTTAGCTCAATTGTTAATCCTGTGGCGCCTGTTGATTATTCACAACCAGCAAAAGACCAGGATTCAAACCCTGATGATCTACCATTTTAAAATGAGCTACACAGAAAAACAATTACAGCAGCTGCAGCAGCAGGGAAAGATAAGGGGGTACAATGTGCACCGCCGGATAAAGGATAAAGTGAATAGCGCCCGGTTGCCACAAAAGCCAAATAAAGCAAAGGAATGGTTATCGCTGAACCTGCAGTTATGGGCAAATGAACATACACTGGAGCTGGTACCAGAACATCGGTTTGATAAAGAAAGGAAGTGGCGGTTTGACTGGGCCTTCCCGGCCGTAAAATTAGCCGTGGAATATGAGGGCATCCACAGCGCCAAAAGCCGGCACACCACACAAAAAGGATATGCCGGCGACGTGGAGAAATACAATGCCGCCACTGCTGCGGGATGGCGGGTGATCCGCTCCACGGCCAAGGATTATAAGAATGTACTGAACCTGTTAAATGAAATGTGTAAATGATGAACCACACTAAATTCCGCCATATCATACAGAAATGCATCCTCACCATTACCGATGATGGTACCGGAAATATAGAGGCTGTGGTAACTATAAAAAAGGACAATACTTCTTTCGTGGAGTATGGCCGTAACCTAACTGAATTACTCAACAATATTGATAAACAACTGAAAAAATTATGAGCACACTTAAATTAACACTGGAGCAGGTGAAGAGCTGACAGTCAATTTATAGTATAACTCATAACAATACCAAATCCCCGACAGGAATGCCGGGGATTTTCTTAACTCAAAACGAATAAATGCAATAAAGAAAAACCTGCAACCAGAAATTAATAAAATATAAACACAGTTAATAAAATATTTTTTTAGCTTTGGATATGGATTTGTCTGAAAAGCAAAAACGGTTTTGTGAAGAATATACCGTTGACTTCAACGGATTACAGGCCGCAATACGTGCTGGATACAGCGAAAAGACTGCAAATCAACAGGCCTCACGTCTGTTAACAAAAGTTAATATACAGCAGTATATCAAAGGATTACAGGAAAAGCTTTCAAAAAAAACGGAAATAACCAAAGAAAGGATAGTGGCTGAATATGCTAAACTCGCCTTTTTTGATATCAGAAAATTATTCAACGAAGCAGGTGGATTAAAGGACCCAGAAGAGTGGGATGATGAAACTGCAGCAGCTGTTGCCGGGCTTGAAAATATGGATATGCGTGGTATTGAAGGAGAGCCGGCCCCGGGCGTTATAAAAAAAGTTAAGCTATCGGACAAACGTGCTGCACTGGATAGCCTCTGTAAAGTTCTTGGCTTTAATGCCCCTGATCAGTTAAATGTAAAGGACGTTACTGACTTAAATAAACTGCCAGTAAAATTTTCATGAGTTATGTTGAAGTTGATACTCCCAACCCGCAGTTTAAAAAACTGTATAGCCTGCCGCCCGACATTAACCTGGTAATATGCATTGGTGGCCGCGGCGGAATGAAGAGTTATGAGATAAGCAAATTTGCCGCTTATTCATCCTGTATAAAAAAGAAAAGGTGTGTTGTATTGCGGGATGAAAAGGAAAAGATCCGGGAATCAATTTTGAATGAAATATTTAACCGGTATGATACCGCCAATCAGCATGGCCACCTTGATCAGTTTTATAGTAAACTGGATACCGGTATAAGGGATAAAAAGACGGGTGATATGCTTGTGTTTACCCAAGGCTTCCGGGCAAGCACAAAAGAAAAGAGGAGTAATTTAAAGGGCGTAAGTGATATTGATATTGCCATAGTAGAAGAGGCGGAGGATGTCAGGAGCTTTGAAAAGTTCAATACTTTCAAAGACAGTATGCGGAAACAGGGCCGTTTGATTATTGTAATGCTGAATACCCCGGATGTTAATCACTGGGTTGTAAAAAAGTACTTTGATTTAAAGATAGTGGAGGATGGCAATGGCGCCGGCACTGGTTATTTTGAATTGGTCCCTAAAAAGATTAATGGCTTTATGGCCATACAGACCAATTTTAAAGACAATCCTTTTCTTCCTGCAGATGTGGTAAGGGATTATGAAGGATACGGTGATCCAGAGAGTCATTTGTATGATATGCATTACTACATGACGCAGATTCTTGGTTATGCCAGCAGCGGCCGCCGTGGACAGATCTTGACGAAAGTGAAGAAAATAAGCCTGCAGGATTACATTGCTTTACCGTACCGGGAGATATATGGTTTGGACTTTGGTGATCCAAGCCCGGCAGGTTTGGTAGGAGTTAAGATGCATAGAAATACCATTTGGGCCCGGGAGCTTAATTACAAGCCAATGGACACGCTGCAGATTGGAATAAAGCTGTGTGATCTTCAGTTTACGCAGCAGGATCTTATAATTGCGGACAGTGCCGGGCGGCTGGATATAGCAAAGCTGCTTTCAGGATGGCCGGCCAGTGAGTTAACACCAGACCAGGCGCAGCGATATCCGCAGCTGATGAAAGGGTTTAATGTTTTAGGTGCCATGAAGCCGCCCGGGAGTATTGCCAGCGGGTTACGCACATTGAAGAGTATGGAGATGTATGTAACGGACGATTCTGAAAACTACTGGCATGAGATACAGAATTACATTTATGCTGTGGACCGTAATGATAACCCGACAGATGAGCCAACAGATGATTTTAATCACCTTATTGATCCAACTCGATACGTGGTTACGGCAAGGGGAATATTCTTTTAATCGTAAAAAAGAGCAGTATGACAACCATTGACCATCTTAAATTAGGCAAAGCAGTAATGATGTATTTGCATGGCAGGTCCGTTAAGATGTACTTCTATACTTCATTTGAGAAACTGCCAATGCATTTTAAAAATCAACCAATTATTTTAAACTAGCTATATGATACAGGCAAACGAACTTAGAATTGGCAATTACTTTTACGATAACGAAAAGAATATTTTGCAATGCAATGGCGTTGCCGACGTTGAACATAATCCAGCAACCGTTTGGTTTGGTGATGAGTTAGGCTTTTATATGGATATTGATGAGTGCTTCCCAATACCGCTCACGCCTGAAATGCTGTTAAAGTGTGGGTTTGAATTTGATAACTGCTCTTTTTTTAAGCAATTAACAAAAGGAAGGATATTTAAATTAAATCAGAACTTTTACAGGGATGCAACTGGCAATTATGACGGGTTTATACTGCGTTTGGGCGATTTGAAAATAATAGTTATTAGACACCTGCACCAGCTTCAAAACGTATTTTTTGCAATTGCTGATGAAGATTTGCCTATAGAAAATCTGTAATGAAATAGCTCCGTTTTTACTCTACTAACATTCTGTTAATAAATTTGCATTTTTTTTGAAGTAAATAATTTATTACTTTGGTTTATAAAATATTAATTACTTTTGAATAGCAATCTGATCACAAAAAACACCACCAGCCATGTAAAGTTAAACGAATTGCGCTGTACAAATTGCGGCGCATTAATAGCAAAAGTAAGCCTGCAGCAGGGTGTTATTGAGGTGAAATGCAAGTGCGGCACCATGAACACAGCTGTTGCAGATAATTTGATAAAAAAGCCAGAGATGCCAGCAGACAGGGTAGGAGGACACAGATAGAGCACCAGCGCTACGCAGATAAATAAGAGCTTCACGAAAGCCAGACATTACGAAAGTAGTGCCTGGCTTTTTTTATATGATAACAATGATAACACTCATACTGATTTGGGCAGCCGGGTTTCTTCTTGGCAGGTGGATGCTGAAAGCAGAACACCTTGCAAATAATGAAGAATATACCAATGGTGAAATAGCCGTTTCCTGCCTTCTTTCTTGCTTGAGCTGGCTCATTGTTTTGATCATGCTGGTAAAGGCTTGGGCATCCTCAGTATCCAGTTACTGGAAAAAGCCCGCTAACAATGTAAAGCCTAAAGTGGATTAATGAAAAGTACACTTGGTATTGTAACGAAAGGGTTGAAAAACATAACAGCACCGCAATTGATCGGAGCTGATTATGGCACTAACTCAAATGAGTTTTGGATGTTCAACCAAACAGGCGGGTTTGATTATAAATTTTCATACACCGGGCACACCAGTTCTTTGAAGGCTTACCAGAAATGCCCTCCGCTTACATCCATCATCAACAAAAAGACTGAGGCCTATATTAACGGGAAGACCTGGTTAATTAATACGCAGGGTAAAGCAAAAGGTAAAGAAGCTACTGGCGCCATTGCTGCACAAATTAAAAAGCTTTTAGCAAGGCCTAACCCGCTACAGAGCTGGAAACAATTTGAGGCCCAACAGAAAGTATATGTGCAGCTATTCGGGTTTTGCCTGATGCTGCCATTGGGTGTACCGGTTGGATTCCCAAAGTGGGAAGCTACCAGCCTTTGGAACATTCCTCCTTTCATGCTGGATATTGAAGAAACGGAAAAACTGTTTTACCAGAGCGACCAAAACAGCATTATAAAAAAGATTGTGCTGGAGTATAAGAACACCAGGACTGTTTTAAACGCCTCCGATATTTATTTCTTTAAGGACATCACTCCATCATTCACGAGCCTGGTAATACCCGAAAGCCGGGTTTGCTCGCTGGAAATGCCCATCAATAACATCATTGGCGCTTATGAAAGCCGTAATGTACTGATCAACTACCGCGGTGCACTAGGTATTATCTCTCCGGACGGCGCAACTGCCGGCACTTCATTGCCATTAAGAGATGAGGATAAGACAGCCCTTCAGCAACAGTTTATGAATTATGGTTTGAAAAATAACCAGTGGAAGTTCATCCTTTCAAATGCGAATGTAAAATGGCAGCAGATGGGTGTTGCTACAAAGGACCTGATGCTGTTTGAAGAGATTGATGATGACATTCAGCGCATTTGTGATCAATATAACTATCCATACCGGCTTTTAAGTTCAAATAAAAGCAACAGCCTTGGAGGCAGCGACCTGAAAGAATTTAAGAAGCTGCTGTATGAAGATGCGATCATCCCGGAGGCAGACAGTATGTATGAACAGTGGAATAACTTTTTTGAGCTGGATAAATACGGCATGCGGATAGAAAAAGATTTCAGCCACGTTGCCGCATTACAGGAAGATGATCAAAAAAGAGCCGCGGCCAGAAAAACAAGAAATGAAGCGCTGCAAATAGAATTTTTTAACAACATGATTACCCTTAACAGGTGGCTTGAGCTGAATGGCGAAGATCCAATTGAAGGGGATAATGGTAAGAAATACTATTACGAGTTACGGCTTGCCGGCTGGGAGTTCGGAAAGGCAGTAGCTACTGCAGGCGCCGAACAGCCGACCACAGAAAACACTACTAACCAAACTACAGTACAGCAATGACGGTAATTTATATCATATGCAGTTCTATTATATTTTTTATAGCAGCTTTTATTTTCAGAAAGCAGCTGGTAAGTCAGTTATTGAAGTTGAAAGGTAAGCTGCATATCCATAGCCTGCGTAAGGCAATTAATGATGCAGATGCTGATAAAGAAGAAACCGGCCGTAAGAATATGGTTGTGTTCAATACCACTACCGGAGAGTTTGAGCCAGTACAAAAAAAGCTTTTGAAAACAGCGGCCAAGGTTACTAAAAATAAAAATAACGCAGCCAGGACCAAGGGCAGAGTGAAGTTTGCGAAGCCTGTGAAAAAGCGTTACATAACCACTGAGAGAGTGAATAAAACAGAAAAAAATTCTTTGTATGTCACAAATTAAAAATGATATAAAGCCATCGCCAAAGCCGGATAAATCCACTTTGGAAGCTTCAATTAAAACAAAGCAGGCGGCTATTACTAACAATGAAACTGTAAAGAAATGAGCAAGCCAGTTATGAAAATTGCCGGTGTAACGGTACCGCAAGGTTTAGCAGGCAAAGACCTGTTTAAATTCTTAGTTGAAAACAAAAGCGTACTGATAGCCGAAAAGAAATCTGCCATCAAATATGCAGATGCCATTGAGTGCGGTATCGACCTGAGCAAAACGTATGTTATCGATACAGAAGGCAAGCTGGTGAAAGCTGATGCTGCAATAATTGCAGAAATGCCGGCCCAGTCTGAAACGGTAATAGTTGTAATTAATTCCTGCAAATGGCTGGATAGCCATGGCGACGTTCATATTCCGGGTATCTGGAAAAAAAGCCTGAAGGATAATGCTTCTCAAATACACCTACAGGAGCACGAAATGAAGTTTACCAATATCATCTGTGACGAAGCAAAGGGTTATACTGAAAATGTAGCATGGAAAGATCTCGGGGTGAACCTGGCAGGAAATACTGAATGTCTTGTTTTTGCAAGCCACTTGAAGGGCCGTAATCCATATATGGAAGATCAGTACCGCAAAGGTTTTGTGAAACAGCATAGCGTTGGAATGCGGTACGTATCGATAAAGCTTTGTGTGAATGAATCTGAAGACGAATACTATAAGGAAGAGTTTGCCAACTGGCAGACATACTTTCCTATGGTAGCCAATTCTGCCGATGCAGAAGCTCAGGGTTTCTTCTGGGCTGTAACAGAGGCAAAAGTAATTGAAGGTAGCGCTGTTGTAAAAGGCAGCAACATCATAACACCAACATTAGGTTTTAAATCCGTTCAGCCGGCAGCAGCCACTGAACAAACTCAGCCGCCAGCAGGCACTGAGGATAAAGGAATTAACTGGGATAAGGTGGGGGACTATTTATTATCTAATTAAAAAAAATTTAAACGATCTATCATGAAACGTTTTAAAATGAATAAGTATGTACTGTTTGGCCTGGGCATACTTGTAACAGCTGCCCTCTACGTATTGGGCCAGCATGGCCATAGCGATACTGCCACTGGCGCAGCAT